AGGCGACCGACGATGACGAGCGGATCTCAACCGGGCTCGTCTTGACCGAGACCCGTTTCGAGAACCGGCGCTCTCCGTTACTGTTACTCTCGCTGTCGGTCATGATGGGTTAGGGGTCAAGCTCCGATCCGGCCGCCGGACTCAAGGATCGACAGTTCGTCGTCGGTCAGTTGGTCGGCGAACACAGGGATGCTGGTACACCGGCAGTTCGCGATCTCGTCGACGGGGAGTGTCGGATCGCCAGGATAGCGGGCGGTTGACGAGCCGACGATGAACTTGGTTTCGGTGCCGACGATTTGCCCGCTGGCGTTCGCGTGCGACGAGCGGGGTGCGTTCGGCCCGGTGCGCGGTCCCGTGAGCCACTCCGTACCGACGACGCCTTCGGCATCGCGGTAGGTGGAGTCCTTGCCCGCGTTGCTTGAAGAGAGGGTCGCGGTCCGAGCATTGCGTTCGGCGACGTGATCCTGTAGCCGGTTGTCGAACAGGTCCTCGTTGATCCCGTCGGCGATGTCGTCAATGCTCAGCCCTTGCTCCTGAGCGCCGCGGACGTAGTTCGTTACGTCGTCGGTGATCGTCTCGATGACCTCCGAGTCCACGATCTCGTCGGACCACTCGCCGAACTCCTCAAGCACGTCCTGGGGCACCACATCGAACGCCACGTCGAGTTGATGTTGACGAGCGGCGATCGCGCGGCCGGCGTGTGCGCCCTGTTCGGTGCCGGTCCGGTAGACCTCTTGTAGATCCGACGTGTAGTTGCGCGTCGTGCGTTCGACGTCGACGCGGAGGGTGTCGAGCGCCGACGGGTCGAACTCACCGGCTTCGAGCGCCGCCACGAGGTCCTCGCGGAGCGGATCGAGGGCGTCGTTCCAGTTCTCGGTGAACTCCGTGAGTGCGCGTTCGGCTTCGGGCGCGAGGTTCCACTCCTGTTTGGCGAGGAGACGGCACTCGGTGGCCTTCGAGAGGGTGGCGGTCATCCGTCGACGACTTCCCGCATCAAACGGCCGTCGTTGAGGATCTTCCGAAACGCGTCCTCGTAATCCTGCTCGCGGATTTGGTCGGGGTCGGTGATCGACAGTTCGCGTTCTGCATATTCAACCATACGCTCGATGTTCTTCGGCGTCATGTCCCACGGGTCGACGTCGTCGCGGTCCACCTCCGCATCCCACGCCGATTCAAGCGAGGATTCGATGAGTTCGCCGCGGTCGCTGGGTGGGAACAATCTCGTCATGCTTAGTCCGCTTCGGCATCAGCACGGGCGGCCGCCCCGGCGTCGATGAGTTGCTGGGTTTCGCGGTCGTCGAGTCGGTCGGCCACGCGCTCGTCGACGGCCTGTTCGATCGCCTGCTGGATGCTGCCACCACCACCGCTACCACCGCCAGCGCCAGCACCGCCGCCGAGTTCGGAGAGCAACATTTCGCCGACCGGGCCTTCGAGCGGTTCTTCGCCGACCATCTCGCGGACCTCGTTGACCGCGAGGGCGGAGCCGGCTTGCTTAATCTTCGTCGCGGCGATCTCGGCCTGCCGTTTCTCGTCCTCCGCTCCGTGAGTATGAAACGAAAGCGTCCAGTCGTCGATCCCGAGGAGTTGCTGATGGATGATGCGGTACAGCCGCCCGGCGAACGTCTGCTGGTTCGGTTTGATATACGACTCCACGAAGTCCCGAACCATCTCCTTCGCGTTACCGCGGTTCGAGGACTCCAGTCGCCCGATCAACTGCGGCGGGAGCTCGTGAACCTTGGCGACTTCCTTCTCGTTGAGCATCCGGAACTCCGAGAAGGCCATGTCCTCGTCGCTGTGTTGCTGGATCTGCTCGACGCGGATGTTGACGTTCGGGGCGGCGTCGCCCATCTTGTCCTCGACGAGTTCCTCGCTTTCAAGGGTCGCGACGCGACGGCCCTCCCTTTCGCGCATCCCCTGGATCATCTCCGTGACCACCTCTCGGGAGTCGTCGTCAAGCTTGCCGTTCTCCACGATGACGAAGTACTGGCCCATCGCGTCCCACTCGAAGAACTCGCGGTTGAATCGCTTGGCCTCCTGGTCGGCGACCATCGTCTGGATGGCGGCCACCCAGTCGGGGATGCCGTAGTACTTCGAGAGGGGTGAGGGGTTGGGGATGAAAATCAGTTCGTTCGCCGGGTCGGCGACGTCATCGAGCGAGTCGTGGGTCGTGCCGTTCTGTTGGTCGACGTACGTTGCCGACTCGTTCTCGCCGGAGCTTCGGTCGCCGGCCTCGCCGTAGTAGACTGTCTCGCCGTCGTTCTTTTGAACGTAGCCATGCCCGGCCCGCACTTGACCACCCGCGGTGTCGGCTTTGCGGACGCGAACTTCGTCGGCCGGGACGTGAGCGAGGCCTTGGAGAGAGTCGTCCGCGCCGTAGATACACTCGATACACAGCCAGCCGATGCCGTGCCAGTCCTGGCGCGCCAGTTCGAACACCTCCGTCGGCGAGGCGGCCATTGTCCCACGCGGGCCGATTTTCCAGACGCTCTCGCGACCGAACCAGAACGCCTCGGCCTCGTCGCGTTCGGCGTCCGCCGGGTCGTCGGCGCGCTCGTGGGGCACGATCTCGAAGCCGAAGCCCACCTCGCGCTTGGCCTTTTTCCCGACGGCGACTTGGTGAGTCCCGTTCAGTTCTTGCAGGGCCGCAAGGCGATGGGGTGGGTAGGGCGGCTCGATCCCGTCGCCGATGGTTGTGCCAGCGTGACGGTCGGCGAGTTGAGTCGTCTCGGCGGCCTTCTGCATGGCAGCCTTGTGCGTGCCGCTACCCGCGCCGTCGTCGCCGATGAACACTTCGGTGTCGTCGCTGGTCATTACTGTCACTGCACCCCGCGTTTGTCGTCGACGACCTCGCCGAGTTTGGGGTCGCGTTCGACCGCTTCAGCGAGCAGTTCGTCGAAGTGCCCGCGAACGTCGTCCAACGTGTCACCATCCCCGCCTTGCACGCCGAGGTTGAGGTCGTACTGGTCGACCCATATTTTCGGCGGTTCGTTACTCGTCATCGTCCTCCGTCCGGCCGTCCTCGTCGTCTCCCATCGCCTCTTTGACCCGGTTGACGGCAGGGATGCCGCCGACGATGTTTCGTTTCTCGCGGTTCTCGTCGTCGGCGTCGTCGGTATCGTCGTTGGTCATGGTATCACAGGAAGTCGACGCCGCTGGTGCTGTCGTCATCGTCATCGCGGCGCTCGCGACGGCGGCGGATCGTGGCGATATGATCGAGTTCCGAGGCGGCCAACGCAAGGCTGTCGACGCAATCGTCGTATCCCGAATCGGGCGCATGATACCGTGTGTAGCCGCCGTCAGACACCTCGCGCTCCATCTGACGGAGCTCGAGCGCCAACTGATCGAGTTTCGGGCTGTCGGGAGCGGATAGCTCCCCGGTCTCGATCCGGGTTGCGAGGTCGTCGATCAGCGCCCGCTTCGTTTTCGGCCCGAACTTCGTGGGGTTGATCGAGACGCCCTCTTTCGCGAGGTCTGGGATAATCTTGTTATCCCGCGAGGCGTCCGGCACCACGACGCCCGGATAGGTGGCGTGGACGTCCTCGATGTCCGACTGGATCGTGTCCCATCCTTCGTTCTGGTCGCGGCTGAAATACGAGAGGTCGCCTGCCGCGTCGAGTGCGATCGTCACGCGGTAGTCGCGGTGGCGGGCGAAGTCCACGCCGACCGAAAACGGTGGGGTGCACTCCTCCGGGTCGCGTTTCGCTTCGCCGACGCCCTCGTTGACTATCCCCGCGAGCGAGTACTCGGCTGTGAACAGGTCTTCGTCCAAATCGGAGAACACCTGCCCGCCCGCGTCGGGGAGGTCGGCCAAGTACTGCTGCTGGAACTTGTACTCGGGAACCGTCCCACGCTTGTCTTCGGGGTTCTCGGCAATGAACGGGTTGTCAGCACTCGTGGCGTGCGACGAGAAGTGATCCGGGAAGTCGCTCGATTCGCCCCGGTCGAAAAACGTCTGGAAGTACGACCGCGGACGGCGGGGCTTCGAGATGAACATCGCGCTGCCGCGTGTGTCGAGCAACATCGGAGCGAGGTCGTCGAACC